GGCAAAGATCATTAATGCTTATGCTGATGATTTACCTCGTGCTGATGTTGCGGGCATGGAAACGACTATACCCGTACGCACGGTGGGCATTAGTTACGGCTATAACATCGATGAGATACGCGCATCACAATTAACTAATCAGTCGTTAGATCAGCGCCGAGCTAATGCTGCTCGACGCGCTAATGAGCAAACGGTAAACGATACCGCATATTTCGGCAATGCGAAAAGTGGACTCCCTGGCTTGTTTAGCAACCCTAATGTTCCGGTGGGTGCGGTGGTTAATGGTGCTGGTGGGGCGTCTACTTTTGTAAGCAAAACGCCTGATGAAATTCTAGCTGACATCAATGGCTTGTTCTCTGACATCTTTGAGACGACTCTAATGGTTGAGTCTGGTAACACATTAATGCTCCCTGCGGAACAGTGGTCTTTTATTATGTCAACGGCTCGGAGCATAAACAGCGATACGACTATTGCTCAATATGTCGCGCAGAATAGTCCATTTTTAAAGAGCATTGACGACATCATTGCAGTTAATGAGTGTGGCAGCGCACGCAACCCGTTGTTTGCTGATGATGTAATGGTGGCATACGACCGTAACCCTGACAAAATGCAGCTAGAGATACCGGTTGAGCTTGAGTACTTGCCTGTCCAGCAGCGTAATCTTGAGTTTGTTATTCCTGGCCGCTCAAGACTGGCCGGTCTTAACATCTACTATCCGCTATCTATCGCAATCGGCACAGGTATTTAATTATGGCAGTAATACGCAACAACACGGCGCGACAGTTTAACGTCAAAAATCGCTTGGACGATGGCAGTATTGCCACTGTCCGCCTTGCGCCTGGCCTTAATGTTGTCAATGATGACCACTGGGCGATTGTCGGCGATTGTAAGTTTGTCGCTGATTTGGTGGACAAAGGTAGCATCAAAGTTGACGCGGAAACGGGCGGCGATGAGAAAGATGCTGACACCAAGAGCAAGTCTAAGGTGGTTCCGGCGGCAGGCAAGACTAACGACGTTAAGCCTGTTAAAACGACGAGCAAGTAATGGCATTAAGCATTGTCGATTTTCGTCTGCGTTATTGTGAGTTTGCCGACCCGATAGATGTGCCCGACGCAAAAATACAGATGTTTATTGACGATGCTATTGCTATTTATGTCGGCACGGATGAGCTTAGGTGGGGCGGTAAGTATGATATTGCATTGTCTTATATTACAGCTCACTTGATGACGATTGCCCGTGGCTCAGCCGGTGGCGACACTAGCGCAAACATCGGCGCAATCACGTCAAAGTCGGCCGGTGGGGTGTCGTTGTCTACGAGTGGTGGCGCAAGCTCTGGAGTGATGTCTCGTAGCGCGAACTTTCTGCTGTCTACGATTTACGGCCAGCAGTTTTTGACTATCCGTGATGTTTGCTTTGTTGGCGTCAGCGTTGCCAGCGCCCGCGTGCCAGTCTCAAGCCTTGGCAGGTTCTGATGGCGTTAAGATCGCGCACTAAGATAAAAAAGACACCTAAGCGCGTCGTTGATCGTGTAAACAAACTGAGCGAGATCAAAAAGGCTAAGCTCAAAGTAGCTGTGGGATTGCCAGCAGGCTCTAACGATTACCCTGATGGCACCTCATTAATCATGGTCGGCACGGTACATGAGTTTGGCAGTCCGGTAAAAGGCATTCCTGCGCGCAGTTTTCTGCGCGCAACGGTCAAGGGCAACAAGCGAAAATACAAGCGTGATATTGCCAAGATTGGCAAGCGCATTGTGTCGCGTGATTTTGATTTTAGAAAAGGTTTAAATACGTTGGGGCAGTTAGTGGCCAGTGATGTTGTAGAAAGAATATCGGGCGGAATAGCTCCAGCGCTTAAAAGTCGAGAAGGCACTGCACTGGTTGATACCGGGCACCTGCGCCAAAGCATCACCTACGAGCTTAACTAATGCCAATCAATGTCAGCAACGCCATCTGTTCGCTAACAGGGGAGATTGTTAGCGTTGAGAGAAGATCAGGCAGATATACAGACGGAATCTACAGCAGCAACCCCGTGCAGATATTTAGCGCACGAGCCAGTGTGCAGCAGCCTAGTGCGCAGGATTTAAAAGTATTGCCTGAGGGTGAGCGTAACGCTGATCTGTTGATGTTTTACTCACTAAAAGAATTGCGTGTTATCGATGACCGGCGCGGCACGCTCGCTGACATTGTTATGTATCAGGGTGAGCGCTACAAGATTGTTGCTCAGAAAAACTGGCAAGCATACGGTTACACGTCAGCCATTGGGGCAAGAATACAGCCGACGAGCGATGATATATGACCACATCACAGGCGCCAGTTTCAGCACTAAATAAGGTCATGCGCGATACCGTTAATTCGATTCTTGGCTTGAGTAATTTTACTATCGCAAGCAGACAAAAAGACGCGCCAAGGCCTATAGGTTCTTATGCTGACGTAGATTTTTTATCAGAGCAGGCGCTGAGCTGGTACGAGGAAGAATTAATACAGCAAGGCGCTGGCTCACTCAGTGTCACATATACCGACTTGCGAGAGATAACGTTTTCGCTGGGGTTCTATCGTGACGATGCTTTTGATAACGCCAGACGCTGCCATGTCGGATTGCAGCGTCAATCTATTCGGTCAGCATTTAACACAGCAAAAATAGGCTTAACGTCACGCTCTGATGTGCGTCAGATATCAGAAAATCTTGAGGACGGAATAGAGCAGCGCGCCCAATTTGATATAACGCTGAGCGTCGTCGGGCGTGATAGCGAGATCATCGGCTGTATAGAGCAGGCGGACATCAGCGCAACGCTCGATAGCATTGCGTCAAATATACCCATCATAAATAATAGTTAATTTAGTTAGAGGATATTAAAATGCAAATACCTGTCAGTACAGTCGTTAATGTAAATATTTCTGTTGGCGCACCATTTCCACAACGTCGTGGCTTTGGAATACTCAATATCGTCACCGCTGAAACCGGCGTTATTGGTACTGCTGAGCGCATAAGATCATATAACAACATCGAGGCAGTGGCCTCTGATTGGGGTGCGACCAGCGAGGTGACGTTGGCAGCGACAAGCTACTTTGCACAAAACCCAAGGCCAACACAATTGCGGGTGTCGTTGCGTGCTGACAGTGATATGGCGGCCGAATTGCGCGGCGGCAGCATTACCGAACTGTCACAGATCACAGCCATCACCAACGGCGATTTTAATATTGATGTTCACGGGACTGTTATCAACGTCACCGGGCTTGATTTAAGCGGCGCGGTAACATTTAACGAGGCCAGCTTGTTGCTTGAGGCTGCTATTGGCGGCAACGTTACGGTTCTGTTTGAAAATAATAGATTTTTTATCCGCACTGCAAACGTTGGCGCATCAGCAACGATTATGTTTGCCTTGCCGGTTGATGGCTCAACCGATGATGCCAGTGCAATATTAGAATTGCAGCAAGGCCAGGCAACGTTCATGGGAGGCGTTGATGCTGAGACTGTCACCGAGGCACTTACTGTTATTGATGACATCAACAGCGATTGGTACGGGCTTATGTTTACGCGTGAGGTGCGCGATGGCGTGATTATCAACGGTGAGCTTGCGGTCGTTGCCGCAGCGTCGTGGGTTGAGGCGCGCGTAAAAGTTTTAGGTAATACTACCAACGACATTGATGTGCTTGATTCTGTCACTGACACTGATATTGCCAGCGTTCTTTCGGCCATGAATTTACGCCGCACAATGACAACGTTCAGCAATTTCCCAAATCAATATCCGTCTGCCAGCATTTTAGGCCGCGCCTTTACAGTCAATTTCGATCAGCCTGATTCGACAATCACGCTTAAATTTAAGCAGATGCCGACCATTACGGTTGAGGATTTAACGCAAAACCAAAAGGCGGTGCTTGATGGTAAAAGTGCAAACGCATTAATTGAGGTGGGCAGTAGTGACATGTTTGCCGAATCCTTTATGGCTAACGGTACGTTCTTTGACGAGACCCACGGCCTTGATTGGTTGACAGACGCAATACAGACAAACGTATTTGGTTACTTGCTAACTCGCCCGACTAAAGTGCCGTACACCGATGCCGGTGTTGCCGCACTTGAGCAGCAGGTGATCAGAGCGTTAGACGCCGCTGTATTGAATGGTTTACTAGCCGCTGGCGAAACTCAAGATGGCGTATTCCTTGAGAACGGCTACCGGACAACGACTATTCCCGTTGATGACGTAGACCAGAGTAGCGTTGATGCCAGAATTTACCCAGGGCTTAGTTTTATCGCCCTGGGCGCTGGAGCTATCCACAACGTCACCATCAACGGCATTTTTGAAAGATAACCGGAGCTTATAAATAATGAGACAGTACAGTTTTTTAAACACCGTCTTGCTCGTGAATGGCGTCGATATTGGCGGCTTTGGTGAGCTGTCCGACGACACCATTACGATGGAGCGTATTAACGATTCCACCGCGCATAAAATTGGTACAGACGGACAAATGACTATTTCAATCAGCGCAGACAGATCTGGTCGGATTGCGTTCAACCTGATGCAATCGTCAGGGGCGAACACATTTTTAAGCGGATTAATAACGACGCAAGAAAACGGTTTTTTTGTTCCCGTCTTTGTGCAATTTAAAGACACGCGAAACCTTGATTTGGTGAGCGGTACGCAGGGATATATTCCAAGGCCATCACCGATTATTCGCGGGCAAAACGCCAATAGTCAGGCGTGGGAAATCATTGTCGAGCGGTTAGACATGCTTCACGGTGGCAGCTAATGGCTTGCGAGACAAAAACAACGACGATTAGCGATGTAGAATATTCTTGCACGCAGTGGCCCCCTGAAAAAGCGATGCTAATCAAATTTAGATTGGTCAAAGCATTTGGCACGGCCGTAACGATGCTGGTATCGGACAAGCAGAGCGATGGAGGCGATGAGATCGCTGCGATTGGCGATGCTCTGAGCGCTGTATTTAATAATGTATCGCCAGAGGAATTAGTCTCCCTAATGAAGGACTGCGTTATTGGAGCAAGCCGTAATGGAGAGAAAATATCCGACAGTGGTTTTACTCAGCATTTTTCTGGCGATAGCCTTGCCGACGCTTATCGTCTGTTCTTATTTGTTGTTAAGGCTAATTACTCAGGTTTAATGAGCGGCCAGTTAGCACAGCGGGCGCTGGCGGCGCTAAATCAGTAACGATAGACCCGCGAATATATCCAAACATTAATGCGTACATGCATCGGCCATTAATTATCGAGCCGCCGATGTGTACGCTAAAAGAGCTGCAAGACGGCACTTATTCCATTTATGATTTATCTCTTATGCATGAAATAATAGACTTCAAAATGAGCCTTAAAAAATGATCATTGATTCGCTGCTCGTTGAGTTAGGTTACGACTACAACGACAAAGAGTTAAAGTCATTTAAAAAAGACATCAACGCCGTCACTGGATTGATGAAGAAGTTGGCCACGGTGGCTGTAGCCAGTGCGGCGGCGCTAACGACCTTTGTTGTTGCGTCAACTAGCGCCAGCGCTGAGCAAGGCAGGCTATCCGATGAGATCGGTGTTAGTGTTGAGACGCTAGCATCACTTGATTTCGCGCTAAAGCGATCAGGCGGCGCAGCCGATGCAATGGGCGGTGTTCTTGGTGCGTTAGCATCGACAGCAAGCCAGGCGTTTCGTGGTGTTGGCGGCGGCATAGAGCCGCTTAGTTTGTTAGGTGTATCTGTTGCAAATACGAACGGGCAGCTAAAAGACACCAGCTCACTGTTCCTTGAGATTTCCGCCGCGTTTCAAGGGATATCTAATCAACGCCAGATTGAGTTTGCCCAAAAACTGGGTTTATCATCATCCTTGCGCTTGCTACAAAAAGGCCCCACAGCCATTCGTGCTCTGCAAAAGGAGGCGCACGAGCTAGGAGTTACGACGGGCGAAGATTCAGCGATTGCAATTGAGTTTCAGGAATCTCTAACAGATTTATTTGCTGTCATAAAATCGCTTGGTCGCGAGGTTTCGCGAGCACTAGCACCAGCTATGACAAGTATGGTCGAGACATTTACCGACTGGTTCAAGGCCAACCGCGAAATTATCGCCCAAGATTTGCCAATGCTGATCGAGAAAATCGGCAAGGTGATTAAAGTTGTCACCATCATCACGGCGACATGGCTGGCAGTGATTGCGGGTATTCCATTATTGATTGCAGCGGCGGCGCTGTTGTTTGTTCTTTTTTTAGAGGACGCTAAGGTATTCGCCGAAGGTGGCGACAGCTTTATAGGCGCGATGATAAGGCAATTCCCGATATTAAAATCGGGAATTGAGGATGTTGCAGTAGTTTTTAATGCTATCAATTCCACGCTTGGCCTGATATTAACCGGCTGGAAAGAAATTATAGAGCTGATAACCGAATTCACTCTTGAAGGATTTATTGAAACACTAAAAGAAATCCCCATGGTGATGAAGGCGGTGGTGAATGATTTAATCCCTGCGGCCAGCTCTATCGCTTTAAGAGTAAATAAGGCGATAGGTATAGATGATGATCTGGCGTCTGTTGGCAGGTTTTTTAGTGATGGGTTTGATAGGACAGCCTCATTCTTTACTGGTTTTGGTGGCGGTGAAGACAGCAAAGTGCCTGCCATTACCGGAGGCCAGGCCAGGGCTGTCATTGAAAATGTAGACATCAACATTTATGGCGGATCCGACACAGCCGAGCAAATTGCTTTGGAAACCTCTAACCAGTTACAGCAGACAGCACAAGATTTAATCACGACGGTCGATCAATAAATGTTTGAGAATTTATTTATACGCAGCAGAAGCATGTTGGGCGGCATACAATTAGACGCGAGGCTTATCGAGGCACATAGCAACACAACTACGATAACAAAAAACCCTGTCGAGTCAGGCCCAGAAATAAACGACCATGCAATCGTGGAGCCGAGGCGCTTACACATTGTTGCTCAAGTCAGCGACAACCCACTTGGTGGGGCTGCCTTTTCGCAGCTTAGAGACTCTGTCACTGGTTTATTTGGCTCATCGACAAACGAAAACCTCACGCGTAGCCAAGTTGCATATGAGGCAATATTACAATTGCAGCGTGACCATGTAATTATTGCCGTACAGACAGGGCTTGTGAGATATGAAAACATGATCATCACGGCGTTGTCGATTGATCAAGATAAAGACACATCACGCATTGCGTTAATGCGCGTTGTACTTGATGAGATATTGATCACCGAGTCGATGACGACATCATTAAACGATGAACAGGTGGCATTATTATCAAGGCCGCTAGCAAGCCCAACAGAAGAGCTTGGCAGGCAAGAGTCGGTCGCGCCATCCCAACCCCAAAATGCATCATTATTAAGACTTCTTACTAGAGTCCTTGGGGTTTTGAGATGATTATTTTGCCCGTGACATCATCACCCGAACAGCGGTTATCGACGATAATTGATGGCATCAGATATTTGTTTAGAATCATTTATAATTCGCGCGCTGGAACCTGGTCTCTCAGCATAAACACTACGCAGAACGAAGCTATCATTAACGGGGTTGTGCTTGTTGGCGGCGTTAATTTGTTAGGCCATGTTGATATTGGCATAAGTAATATGTTTACTATAAACGTTAACGACGAAAATCAAGATGCGACATTTGATAACTTTGCCAGCGATGTTGTGATTACAATATTGACCGATGACGAGCTGGATGGCATAAGTGCCTAGGCAATTTATAAGGCGCTATGAGCTAATCATTCAGCCGGTCGATGGCGACACCCGACGCATAACAGACTTACGCATTAATTTTGAGATCACTAAAAGCCTGATTAGCTATCCTAATCTAGCAAAAATAATAATTTACAACGCTAACATCGACACCCGCGCAGCGCTGCAACGAAATGGCACGCGCATTTTATTAAACGCTGGCTATGAGGGCGACACGAACCTACTGTTCGTGGGCGAAATTAGAAACGTCTATCACTACAAAGCGGGGCCGGACAGAATATCGCTAATCTATGCCGGTGACGGTCAAAGAGACTGGGATAATGCCACTATCAACACAACGTTTAGCGCGTCGATTACTACTAGAGAAGTTATTGATACGCTGCTAGCTACTTTTGCAAATCTAACCGTTGGCCCCGTTGAGGGCGTGCCAGATACGGCAAGCCGCTTGCGCGGGCAAACCTTGTCGGGAAAGACATCAATGATTATGGATGAGCTGGCGCGTGAGCTAGGGTTTAACTGGAGCATACAAGACGAGGAGGTTATCATCTCTCCGGTAAACGCTTTCCTTGCTGGCGATGAGTCCGTGCTGATAACGGCGGATACCGGATTGCTTAATGTGCCTGTGCTAACCGAGGTCGGCGTTGATGTGCGCGTATTACTTAATCATCGTTTATTGCCTAACCGAGCTTTCACCATCGAGTCCACTACGCAAGACTCGGCCCAGGGAAATTTATTCCTGCGCACTCGCCGCNNNAATCTACAAAGTGCAAGAAGTTAAGTTTGTCGGCAACAGCAGGCAGGGTTACTGGGTTGCTAATGTGCGTGGCTTGACGCCTCAGCGTAATCAAAACCAGCAGCAGGCATAATAATGGCCGACCAGACACCATCGCTAGCAACGCTAAGTACAGTTATTCGTGATGGCATAGAAAATCGAATAAAAGACTTACATACGTCGATGCCCGGAATCATCGTCTCGTTTAATGCCTCGACGCAAACGGCAACGGTGCAACCTGCTATTCGCCGGGTATTCATAACGCGCGACGAGACGATTCAAATTTTAAGCCCGACTGATTTGCCGGTGCTGATTAATGTGCCAATAATTTACCCTCGCGGGGGTGGTTTTTCGTTGACGTTTCCGGTCGCTGTTGATGATGAGTGCCTGATTGTTTTTTGTGAGCGCTCCATTGATAATTGGCATACAAATGGCGGCATTAATGACCCTCTAGCGCGTCGTTTTCATGCACTATCTGATGCGGCAGCTCATGTTGGGCTATCGTCACTGCCTAACGTTGTCCCCAACTATGACGCGGCAAACGCCCAGCTACGCAGTGATAGCAGCAATGCTGTTGTCACGCTGGCCGACGCAACCATTGATATTGATGCGACCGGACAGATCACCATCACCAGCGGCGCTAGCGTTACTGTCAATGCGCCGTCAATCACGCTAAACGGGGACACTACTATTAACGGCAGGTTAAACGTGAGCGGCACCACGACAGCCCCGGCCGTTGTTGCTAGCAATAGCTTGACTGTACAAGGATTAGAAATGGCAACACACAGACACGGCGGAGTTGACCCTGGCGCGGGAACATCAGGTGGGCCGCAGTGATTAGCAGAGCGCTCGGAGAAAACAACGATTTGATATTGCAAAACGGAAGCTTTTTAACCGTGTCAGATGCGGCGCAAGTCGTACAGCATGTGCGTACTCGATTGCTTTTTTACACTAATGAGTGGTTTTTAGATATCCAGGCAGGCGTACCCTATTTTGAGCGAATCTTTGTTAAGCCAGCCGACCTTGCCGATATCGAATCAATATTAAAAGTGCAGATATTACAAACCCCAGGCGTTGAAACATTAACGGAATTTAATATGGCATATAACGAGACAACACGAGCGCTTGATGTGGCTTTTTCTGCGTCAACAGAGTTTGGCGACATTAACAACCAAACCATACTAATTAATATTGGCAACCCAACGACGGTCATAACATGACATTTGGCGTATTACCAACAGGCTTTGAGCGCAAGCGCCTACCTGATATTCTTGAGGATCTTAATGCTCAGCTACAGCAAGTTTTTGGTAGCAATATTAACGTCTCTCCGGAGTCGCCGGAAGGCCAGATCAACGGGCTGTTGGCTGAGTCATACGCCAATTTGTGGGAGTTGATCGAGTTTAGTTATAACGCTTTTGACCCATCTTCGGCAACCGGCGAAACGCTATCATCGCTGGTCACGTTAAACGGCATCACCAGGCTTGGCGAAACTGCGACACGTGTTGAGCTAACGCTAACGGGTGCTGGCGGCACGTTAATACCACAAGGCTCAATTGTTAGCTCTCAGTCAACCGGCGTACAGATGAGAACATTAGCTGATGCAA